AACTGCCGGCTAATCATACCGGTTATACCTTGCAACTGTTTTTCACCGAGCATATAAGTGTGGTTTTCCTCATTGAAAACCACACTGGATTTCACTAATTCTATCATTATTATCAATTTCTAGGAGGATACGTTTTCTGCATGTCAATAGTTATGTTTCTGAACTCCTTATTATTGTGAAGTTCGGGATGTTCAGCCCAAACTCTCTCAAGCTCTTCGCGGCTTTTAACACCAGTCATTTGTTTAATTGCACGATCCAGGTCTACACCAGTATATACTTTGCCCGAAGCGTTTGAAGCAGAAACATTGGGAGCATATACTTTTTCCTTTGTATTACCATAAGCAAAACGAACGCGGTTTTTATTGTCCACAATAACAAGTAAAATAATCTCCTTTTGCTCGTTATAACCAATCTCTTTTACACTGAATTTGGTGTATAGAGCAGGAGAACCTGTTTTGCTCTGATATATTTCATTTTTCTCAAGTGGAATCCAAATGAAAGGACCCGTATAAAGTTCACGCCCAATTCCCCAGTTAAATCCTGCACGTTTAAAGGCGTCCGAAGCCTGCCCTTTCTCTTTTTCTGTGCTAGATTCTGTCCCAACATCCTGTTTACTCACCCATTCCTTCTTTTCATTATCCCAAATGGACAACGTACAGAATAGATTCCCATTAACGACATCATGGTGCCGTTTCCAGTTCATTTCTCCGAACACTTCATCAAGTATTCTCATGTCTACTCGAGCATCCTTGTATAATAGCAAGGAGCAGCCCGAACCGTCCGGTTTCATAGTACCAACCCTACATTCAATTTCAGAAGCTAGAAGCGGTCTGATAGAATTTTTCTTCTTCTCTTCATTCTGAACCGTTGATACAGTGTTTTTTCTCGCTGTCATAATTCTAATTTAATGGTTTGACTTTTAGCTCATTACATCAGTAAAGGTAATCGTTATTGACAAGTTTAGCAAACAGAAACTTCGCCATTTTAACGCCATTTTCAGGTAGTAAAAACTGCCTGTACGATATTGTACAGGCAGAAAAATAAGAAAATGAATAATCCAATGTACCTTATGGAACGGCTACGCTTTGAAGGGTGTACGGCTCCCTGATTTATACATAATGTAAATGCTAGTGGACGGAACCGGAGTCGAACCGGTCTCACGGAATATTGGTGCACCTCACCGCAGTTTCAACCAACGATATACATATCCGCCCGATTAATTAAAAAGGTGCACTATCTTCACAGACCATACACCCCAATCACAAACACAAAACAAAACTCATGAACTACTATAATTTAATTAGGATCAGAAGGGTGAATGGCGTGGGGATCGAACCCACATCACGCATATCTGCGTATGCTGCCAATTACACCAGCCATCCGTTTTAAGTGAACTATTCTCACGAACCATTCACCTAGAACACAAACACAAAATAAAACACGACATTAACTATTAAATAGCACTCTCACGAGCTTCTTGCTTCCGGATAGCCGTTCAAAGCACACCGGAATAGTATAGAACAATTAAAACTCAAATAACAGGGGCTTTAACCCTACAGCGTCCTTTTCGCTGGCAACATTAGTTAAACATAAAAAGAAAAATTCTCTGTGAAGGAACCCGGACTCGAACCGGGATGATAGATTACCTATGTATGACTTTCTTCAATCTATCTGCATACTTGCGTTTACCAATTCCGCCATTCCTTCAGGTCGTAGCCAGACGCTTCCGGCTACATTGATTGTATATATAATGCAAATATATTTTCACCCTCACGGGTTACTTAACTCTGATTGAGTTGAGCCGGGAAACAGATTCGAACCGCTGACCTCATGTAGAAACATGCGCTCTAACCAACTGGGCTATCCCGGCAGATGCCCGGAGAACCGGGCTAATTGGCTAATACTAAAATTAAGCAATGTTGACCTTCACAGGCTATTTTTATTTTGTTTCTTATCTTCATAGATAAATCTAGTAACCAATAGTACAACGACTACGAAGAATATGATATATGACCAAGCGATATCACTTCTTGTAGCTTCGATTCCCCCACCTATATACATAGCTACCAATAAGGCAACCACTGTAAAAATGTTATGAACGATTTTCAATGTTTTCATTTCTTCCGTTTTTTAAGTTTGACTTTCTTAGCGCATCGGCAATGAAGTAATACCTGAGCAGCATTACAGTGCCATTTACCATTTTGAGCATTTACAGGCTTATCACTTTCAATCTTACCCGCTTCTATAAGATTCATCAATTTCTTTTCCCCACCTACATAATACGCAGACTTATCTTTTCCAAACGTTTCTGTAGAAAACAGACGGAGAATATTATCTAGCAATATTTCAGCCATTTCACCTCTGATCATCTCAACAAGCAAGGTAGTTATGCAATTCTGGTTACTATAAACTGCATATTTTTTACATCTGACTTTGTTTTCCAAACCATTCCTTCAGCTTTTTCTTTATAAAGCCGAGCATTTAAAGTGTAAGTAACAGACGTTTTTTGAATGATAGGAAATACTTCTATTGCACCAACGTCCATGTTTCGCAAAACATTGATTATACTGCGTCTTTCTATTTCTTTTTCCATACTGATTAATTTTAAAATAAAAGCTCCCCCGAACCAATTCGATCGGCAGCATCACGCTTTATTCGGAGGATTTACTTAACTTTGGGGTGTATAATCAAAAATTAAGTGAAGAAATTTATTTATCATCTCTCTTTTTATCTCGATTAAACCCGACTTTACAATCTGCATAATCCCGAAAAGCTTTCTGTATCATAGCAGGAAGCTTTTCGGCTACTACTTTAGCTGATTTTATCGGCATATTCTCTACACGTAATGAGAATGTGTCATCTTCCAAATTCTCATTACTATCGTTTCTAATTGTTACTTGAATCATAAATATGTTATTAATTAATGGGACTACTCAATGAGTGAGATAAGCCAATAACCGTTCCCAATCAGGCTTATCGCCTGAGCCATATTCATCTTTGAAATGAGTGACATACCACAATCGGATGCGCCACTCTTTCAAAGGTGCATTTACAATAAAGGAGGTTATTTCTCAGTAACCACCGTAAAGTTGTGTTTCCTCAATGACTCACATCTTAATTTTCCTGACTAAGTATTTGCTGATAAATTGGGGAAATTTCATAAACAAATAAGTAAATTATATTTTAGTGATAATAACCTAAACAATACTGTGGGGGTGTTTATTATTTCAAAAACTTGTCCTTTCAAATGCTGTTAGAATAAAGGACACACCCTAATAAAAATAAAGTGTCGAATTTTAAATTTATAATCAAAAACGGGTATGCCCTTTCATTTTTATTTATATTTTTGTCATTGTCGAATTTTTAAATTTATTATTATGGAAATAAAAGATTTAGTCGGACTTTCCGAACCCTTAGTAAAACTTATTGAAACATTTAGTAACGGTTGCACAGGGCTTTTCAAACCGTATCAAATAAAAAGAATAGCAAAAGCTGAACGAGAAGTAAAAGAGCTTAACTGCAATTTAGATATGAAACTACAGATGAAACAAGCTCTTCTTTCAACTACAATCGACTCTGTAAAGTCAATTAGAGAGCAAAGACAATGTAATAATATAGCTGATATATATTCAATGGCAGCCGAAGAATTGGCTATAATTGAGAATGTATCAGATGAACCTGTTAATGTAGATTGGGCATCACAATTCTTTGATTATGCAAAAGACATCTCTGATGATGAAGCTAAAACATTGTGGTCTAGAATTTTAGCCGGTGAAATCAAATCACCAAACACATATAATAAAAGAACATTATTTGTTCTAAAACATATAGAAGTCAATGAGGCAAAATGGTTCGTTGAAATATGTCCATTCATACTTAACAATCGTATTGTCCCTCGCTTTTTATTTGAGAAAAAAATTTATCCATACAGCCAATTCCTATCTCTATGTGATTGTGGTTTGTTTACAGAAGCTGAATGTATTTATTCTATAGACGAAGAAGAGATTGAAATAAAAGGGAGTTCCTTAACAATTACACTTCCGCATAGAAAACACACTATTGAATTTCAATCTTTTGGCTTGACTAATGCTGGTATTCAATTATACAGCCTTGTACAAAGCAAATCAAATAGAGATTATATGATTAAATTAAAAGAGAATATTAAAACAAGATATAACATTCAAGTTGAATTAATCTAAATACTGCATGAAGCAATTATCTCTATAACTCGATGTTTCGTAGCACAAAAAATCTTATCTTTAACTTCAGCATCAGTCGTACATATAGGATGATTGCGATCAGGTACAGTGAATTGAATAATCGTAGTTGCGTATTGCGTGAAGAAATGCATCTTTTTATAACGATACGCAACTATCATTTTTCTTACAACTTTCATATTCTATATTTAAGAATTAAACATTGAAGTGATGGGCGGATTCGAACCGCCGACCTCATGTAAAAACATACGCTCTAACCAACTAAGCTACATCACCTTTATATACATAAAGCAAATGCCACGATTTGCCGACAAACGTCTAACTGATTTAGTTTTACAACGATACGGCTTGACCATTAACCACAGCATTATATCGTTGAGAAGCCCGCCTACGTCAGTAATCCCTTTCGGCACGTGTCGGCTTCCAAAACACCATTTTACCAATATGTCAAAGAACTCTTCTCTGTTGTTCCCAGTCTCCCTTCAAGGGCAGGCTCAAAGACCGGACTGGGTACCGGATAACCGGCGGGTTGGTTTGACTTTAGTGAGGGTTAGAGAATACTTTGGTTGTTCTTCAAAACTATGTCCATTAAGTTTCGTTGCGATTCAATAAATTTCTTCAAATCATCACATTGGGAAACTTTCTCTCTATAAAATCCACGTTCTGATTCTAAATCTCGTTTGAGTTTTTCATTTTCACCTCTCAAAGAGCTGATCAACGCGTCTCGTTCTTCAATCACAGCTTCATATTTGTCTCGCTGTATTTCTAGTTCGGTTCTTTTATCCATTGTTGTATAATTTGATTAATCTCCGACGTAATGTGCACCGTAATGAGTACTATTTGGGTTGTAGTAAGCGGAAGCGGGAATATTAAGGTTATTATATTCCTTGCTAAGTGTAGCTTTGGCAGTCTTGCTCATAGCTTCATGTCTTTCAGCTAAAAATTTATCAGTTCTTGATTTCACTGCTTCCGGTGAGAAACTTTCTTGGAGTTTTGCGAAGCTCCATGCAGATTTTAAACACTCTGAAAATGTTTTTCCACCCTTCTTGTAATTGCGGTGTGCAGACTTCATTATTTGTGATAAATTGTAGCTCATAATCGTTATTTTTTAATTGGTTTTATCAATCAATTTTTGTATGTTTGTATGATTGATTGATTTATGATGCAAATATATCCTCAAATGTGGATATTTAAAAATTTAAAACCTATTTTATATCCCCATTTGTGGATATTTAACTTTTGATTGATTATGATAAACAGAATTAAAGAAGTAATAACCTATTCAGGGCTATCAGAGAGGGGATTTGCTATTAAGTGTGGATTAAAGCCCACAACTATTAATAATCAACTGATAGGAAAAAGAGAAATTAGCCTTGCAACAATAATAGCAATTTCATCCTCATTTGAGGAAATTTCCGCTGAATGGTTGTTAAGAGGAACTGGTTCCATGCTCATTCAAAAAGAAGAAACAGAACCAGGAATGGACAAATTGAAAAGTATTGTATATACCATAGCCAATTTGCAGGATGAAATCAATGAGAAGACAATGCTTACCCAACGGCTTTTGGAAGAAAACCAAAAATTAAAGGGTGAACTGGCTATGTTGAAGAATGAACGAAATATAGGATAAATATATATGTATGAAAAAGACTTTTTTTATACTACCCCTTTTATTAGTACTGATATTTAGCTCATGTTCTGATGACAGTATTAACTTAGCAGGAACAACATGGACTTCTACAAAAGATTGGTATGGCAAAACTCGATTGTCGTTTGAAGAAGGAACTCCTTATTTAAGACCTTTCTTCGCTATATCTTTTGGTTTAAAATCTTTCACAATATATAATGTTGCAGATGATAATGAGGATTTAGAATATGAATGGAAAGAAACGGTATCAGGTAAATACTCTATAAATAACAATATAGTGAATCTAATAGTAGAAAAAGACAACTTAACAATTCCCTGCGAAATAGAAAAAGATATAATGTATTACAGTGATACTAGAATGAAACTATATAAACAATAGAATAAATATTTTTTTCAAATATGCGCCCAATTAGAACTGTACTCCCAAAAGATGAAAGAGAATATCCTTTAGTTATAACAGCTGAAGAGAAGGATAAAGTATTAAATTATATTTTGGTTGTAGCAAACGGGAAAAGAACAGCTAAACTAAATTATAAAGATATACCAGACCTTAGGATCAGTAAAGAACAATATGAAATAGTTTTAGAGGAGTTCAAAAATAGGAGATTTATTGACTATAAAGGATATGGTATTGAATATCTTACGTTGAATTTTGAAATATTCAATTTTGCAGAAAAAGGGGGATTCACTGTTGAAAGAGACTTATATATATTAAGTTTTGATACATTTCAAATGCAGCTAGAACGATTAGAAAAGGAGTTAAGCCCTGATACAGCAGCGAAAGTTGATGATGTTGTCGGAAAAGCCAAAAATATAACTGAACTACTGATAGGGCTCTCTGCTCTAGCTGAAAAAATGAATCTCTAAGATTTATTATCAGGATCAGTTAATAGGAACTCCAATATAGAAGCTGCACGAAGCAGTCTTGAAGCATATAGAGTTGCATCTGCATCCGGGTTGTATTGATAACGCCTAGTCTGAAACTTTTTAAAAGTAACAAAGCCACTAGACATATCATTAGCAAGTGTTTTCAAGCTTGATATAGTTTCTTTTACATTTTGGTCATAAGACATTTTTATACGCATACGAGCGGAATCATCCACTTTTGCACAACACTGGGGATAAAAGGCTGTTGCATTATCTTCTTTAGAAGATTGTTTTTTACTTATCCTTCTTAGGACATTTTTTAATAACGATTTCATAAACGCACTATTTTAGTTTGACAATGCGTAAATATAATATTTAAAGTAATATAAAATATGAAATATAGAAATCTTGATAGTACATAAAACATCAAATGGTCGAATTATGGTCGAACCATAAAAAAAAGCAGGACTATATAATTGATACACAGAATATACAACTAGATTTCCAAAAATGTGTCTAGTTTAGTTTTTGTGTTGAGTGCTTCCTCGTCGGCGGACGATCTAGGAAGCACTTTTTATTTATCTATTTATAGAACAAGCTGAACGATAGCACTAAATCAAAGAAAAATAACATAAAGTTTGATTATACATAAAGCTCTTTTATATTCTATTAAATCTTAATGCATTTCTTTTTGCGAGCAAAGACTTGACTCCGTTTGTT